TGCGTCCTTTGACGTTTGATTGGCTGCTGGTCCTAGTTTGTTGTAGTACGGGTGGTCTTTGTCCTCCACGTACTTGTCTGGGTTGAATTGTTCTAGGCTGTCTAACCCTAACTGGTTTAGAAGGTATGTTTTGCCTGATCCTGCTCCTCCCGCCATTATTACTGCTTTCGGTCGATCTGATCGTTCTAGTATTAAGTCTGATAGTTTGATCATTATTATTGTTATTAGTTGTTCTTCTTCTATTTACTACTGTTTGTGTTACTCTCCCTCTTCTTCCGTTAATGTAGGATGTACTTGTTCTTCTATTATAATTATTGCCATAAAATGTATTATGACCGGTATTCCAACCGTAATAGTTGTTCCAACCATAAGGATTACCCCATTGGTTAGAGGACCAACGTCTATTATTCCAGCTATACGACCAACCCATTCCGTATCCATAGTTGTTATACCCCCATCGGTCATATCCAAATGGTGACCATCTATGAGGCGAATGCCAATTGTATCCCCATACCCAATCGTTCCACATTTGACTTCTACTGTAATAAGGGTTATAGTAATTATACCTATTACCTAATATTCTATTGTTCCAATCAAACGATCTAGGCTGTCTTAAAGCATATTGTGCAAAATCAAATCTAAAGTTAAAATCTGTTCTGAGTAATCGTTGAAGTTCAAACTCATTATCTATTACTGTTATTTCTGCATCGGATCCTTCTATGCTGTAAATAGGATCATGATTTAGAGTACTTACTTGGAAAGTAGCACATCCTGATAATAATAATACTAGTAATAAAAGTAATGATCTGTTCATATATTATAATTTTAGAGTTGTAGGGTAGCTATTATAAATAGGTTCCGTATTAGGGTTCTCTAATGAGTATAGTTTATATATCATTTTAAACAATTCAAAGTTTTCTTCTATTTTATCTATCTGTAAAACTTTCCACCCTTTTCCTTGTATTACGTTTTTTTGTTTAGATGGACCTCTAGAATGAGCTTTTAACCAGATTATACCTGTACGCTGTATCTTTATTCCTTTTGCTTCTTCTAACCCTTTAGCATAGGCTGAAAGCTGTAAGTCGAAGGACTTATGTACTGAGTTTGATGTTTTAATATCTAGTAGCCATATTTCTCCGTGCATCTTTACTACTAGATCTGCCGTACCTGCATATCTATGTTCGTCTGACCATACAAAGTCTTCTGCAGATATCAGTTCAGGTTTGTGTGTTCTCCAAAAGTCTGCAAACTTTAATATCATTTCCCAAACTATTTGAGAGTACTTCGCATTACCGTAATCATCCATCCAAGAAACTTCTTTCCCTAGAACTAACTGTTCACATGCTTCATGTACCTGTGTTCCTTGTTTTCCTGCTCTTCTCATAATAAGATCGGCGTTATGCCCAACATCCTTAAGCCATGACTCAAAGAATTTATTCTTGGGCATATACTGGAGTATAGTTGTTACGGACGGGTAATATACTCCTTCACCTCTCTTATAGACTCTACGGTCTAAAAAATTTATCTGTTTTAACTGTGGGTTAAAATCTAATCTCTTTTTTTCATTCTGTTCAAGAATGTTCATTCCTTGCTTTATCATAAATTTAATTTTTGCAACATAATCTTAGAAAAATCTAATTCTATTGCGTTCTGTACTAGTTTAGTAAAGTCTTGAAATCCCATTTCTGAAGGATCTTTACCTGGTAGTTCAATTAGAAAAACTCTAAATCCTGCTGCTATGAATTTTTCAGCCATTTTTAAAGCTGCATCTTGAGCGTCTAAATCTAGAGCTATGTAGATGTCTGTTAATTTACTTGTTAATATTTTTCTCCAAAGTTCATTGGATATACTCTTACCTAAGATAGGTATAGCATTTCTTCTTATTGCTATAGCGTCAAATACTCCTTCACATAGTATAATAGGACAATCCCAGTTTATTAAGTTCTCATAAAATATTATGTCTTTGGAAGATTCCGGGTTTTTGTACTTAAAATAGTTGCCGTCAAAACTTCTTCCAACAAAATAATTGAGCCTGTTGGATCCAGAATAACTCGGCAAAATAACTCTTCCTCCATATTCTCCACTTGTGCAGTATCCAATACCATATTTAATAAAATCATTGTCGGTAAGGCCTCTGTCATATAGGTATTTTTTAACTAAATTTGCTACGACTGATGTGTTGGTTGCTTCATCTAATCTTTGATACTCTTTAGGGAGTTCAACTATTGATGTACCTGTATATTCTATTTCTGAACCTTTAGGTAAATACTTCAGTATAAGTGCAGCTTGATCTTTAGGTGTATTAAGTTGTTTGAGTAGTGAACGGATAGTGCGACCTTTTGTCTGACATACCCAGCATTCCCAGGGGTTATGTCCTTTTTCATTAGTAGCCATGTTTATTTCTAATTTAGGCTTACGGTGATTGCAAAAGGGGCAATGGAAAGCATGATTTGCTCTCGCTCTCTTATGAGATTTACCTAGTAAATTCTCTATTGATCCTAGTAAAAAAGTATAATCCATTTAGTTGTCCGTAACTATTATCTTATAATATAAGAAAAATAATTCTAAATATCAACTAATTTTAAATGATTTTTTTGATTTACCATAACATTTGATGGTCTGATATCTAATTCTTCTGGGTCTATGCCTATTCTTTTAGATTCTCTTTCAAGTGCTTCGACCCACTCTTCAGGTATTTCTCCTCTATATTCTCCTAGAACCTCCATTTGTATAATCCCTAGTTTAGGATTTATTACTTCTACATCGTATATTTTTGCAAAGTTATTTGTCTTCTTACCTTTTAGTATAGCTGCATGTTCTAGTTCTACTTCATCTGTTGTAGCTTTGTAAACTCTTCCGTTAAGTAGGTAAGCTGATCCGTAATCTCCTGAGCCTAAATATTTAGCGCCTTTGTCTCTTAATTGATCTGTTACTTTTTCAAATGCTGGATCGTAGTATAGTATTTCACCAAGTATTACTCTTGATAGTTTCATTATTTTTAACTTTCTTTTTGATTAAAGTGGAACTTTACACTTGGAAAATATTCTCGTTCTCCGGGATCATTTTCATAGTAGTTACTGTCCTGTGTAATTTCCAAACCTTTGCTTTTTATAAAGCTTATTATTTTGTTCCAATCACTTTGTTCAAATTCATCTTTAACTCTAAAAGTAACCTTACCGTATGCTTTTCCTTTTAATGGATCATTATCTTCTCTGCCGCCGGCATAATCTCCCATACTTACATAAGGGCTTCCTCCAAAATTTGTATCTAATTCTTTAGCCAGTAAATCTGATTCTTTATCGTATTTGTTAAAATCAATTTCTAAGAGTAAGTCTGTTAGTTTCATAGTTTGTAAATTTTTACTTTAAGATCCCCTGTTCCTTTAATTAATCGGTGATAAGTCTCTTTAGGTATAAATAGTTTATTTTCTGATAATCTTTGAGGTATTTTATTGTCAAATTGAAATTGCCAATCAGTAGGGTGAGTTGATTCTACTATTCTATCTTCCTTATCTCTATGCCAAACATATTCAAATGAATCGGTATCACAGGAGAATTCTCGTACTAAGTAACCTTCCGTATTATATTCTGTATATGGGTTATCCATTATTGTACTTTATTCTACCAGTACCCAGAGAAGTTCTTTGCTCCTCCTAATGATTTCCAATACCGTCCTACATTACAAGCCCAGTAACCTGGTTTTGTTTTATCTTTTTTAGTAGCGCATTTATGTCTTGCAGCAAAAGAAGCTCTTGCTCCTGGTTCTTTTATTTTAACGCTTAATCCTGTTGTTCCTCCAAAAGACACTTTAACAACATTTCCTTTTTTATTTTTAGTGTAGACAAAGAACTTTTTAGAACCTCCTCTTTTAGGTTTATTTAAAGGTACATCTTTACCTTTGTATTTAGCTTCATTTAGTATTTTTAATGCAACATTAGATGGCTCATAAGACCAGTTTTTCTTATCGCTACTCTGTGTTAGAATTATATCTCCACCTTCTGGTGTTGATATTGTATATTTTCCAGTTCCTGTATTTTTACCAATATAACCTTTAGGCATCTTTGGAATTAAATTCATTAACTTATCATCAGATATTTTATTAGCTTCATTTATCATAGGTAAATCTAAAGGTACTTTTGTTCCTTCAAATAATCCATATAGACCAATATCTGTTGTTTCTATTAACTTTAAGTCTTCTTCGTTAAGTTGAATTTTACCGTCTCTATGAGCATCTCTTGCTTCAGCAAATAATTGTATAAAGCTATCGCTAGAGTATCGGTAGACATTCTCATGTAAGGTGAGGTTATTGTCTACATGGTACCCTAAAGAAGGGAGCCCTAATAAATCTTTTATCTGTATCATAATTTACTTTTTATTTCTTTCTTGCCAGTCTAGGGAGATTTTATCTTTTTCTATTGGACCTCCTTTTGCCCATGTTCTACAGCTTCTTGCAGAATGACATTTAAAATGATGCATCCAACAGTAACCTAATTTTCCGTCTTCATCAGACGTTACACCTGGCATACATTCTTCCATTCTAGGAGATATATCAAATGCAACACAATTGCTACAGTTAGTTCCTTTTGCTGCTTCTTCTGTAGTGTTCCAGTACTTTGCTATATCCTTCCAGTATGAACCTGGTTCACTTACATTCAGTGGACCGTACTGTATATGAGTTGCTTTTATTGAAGCATCTCTATTTTTCGTGTTGAGTATTAAATCCTGAGTTGCTGCAGGGCAGGATTCATTATTCTCTTTAAGTAGAATATCTCTTAGTTTCATACGTCAAAGTCTTTTCTATAGAACTTACCGAGTACATTGTCGTTAATGTAGCTATCCTTGTTCTCTAGTACTTCATTTATAAATAGGTATTTACATTCAAAATACGTTAGAAGCTTTTTATTAGGTACGTAACATAGTATTGAACGTTTAAAATCTGTTGGTGTACCTTCTTTCACATATTTTAGAATATCTTTGTGTGAACCGTAATACGTCTTCCAATCTGACTCTGTTATTATTTTTTGCTTTAAAGGTGTTCTTCCTCCTATTCCTTTTGCTTTTCTTTCTTCTCTTAAAGCTTCTAATGCTCTTTTACCTAATCTCTTGTTACGTTCGAAGTATAGAACTTTTTTTCCTATATACTTTTTATTCGTAGGAATGTGAAAAGTTTCATATATAAAACCGTACGTACCTTCCGGCATATCTGATATCTCTGTGATTGTTTGACCTTTATTGGTCCATTCTGATTGTGTAACCATGTTTGTTTAATTTACGAAATTAAATTTAATTAACCAACTATATAAAGCTCTAACTAGATTAATCGAAACCTCTATCATCTGAATCTTTCTCAATATCAGATATCTCCTTAGCATTGTGTACTAAGAAATTTGATGCAAAGTAGTTATCTACCTCTTCAACATCTAAATCACCTGTTTGAACTTCACCGGGTATTTTTTCTCTAGTTTCTATATTGATTAATTCCATATTAAAGTTAAAGAGTTTGTCTCCTACTACTACTTCTTCTATGTACCTAAAGGAGATAGTGTTATCTCTTTTAATTAATACTGGGTGTTCGTTTGTTATCTTTAATGTGTTATTTATACTATAGTGGTTTCCATTTGATCTTAATCGGTTTGCTGTTACGGTTGATACAGTCTTTTCACCAAATACTCTGTAGTGTGTGTACCATTCGGTCCAGTCTTCCTGTGCTCCTAATCCTTCTATGTTAAAAGAGACTACCCTATCCCCTACTACTACATCTTCGATTGGTTTTTGAGTTCCGTCTGCCATTTCTATTAAAGTACCATACACTAAACATCCTAAATCAGTCCCATCATCATCATCATCAACAGATCCTCCTGATTTACCGCGTAAATCATCAAAGCCTATTTCTCCGGAAGTTCTCTGTGCTAATGTTCGTATATCACTATCGTTTAAGCTACACTGTGTGTTAGAAGTCCCTCCTGCTTCTACATGTATAGCATTTATAGTTATTGCTCCTGTTGATGATAATGCCATAGCTTTTTAGTTCTTAGTTTCAAGCTTTTTTTCAAGTTCAATTACTTTTGCTGATAGTTCTTTTATTGCTTCTGTTAGTACCGCTACTGTTGCTGCGTAATCTATAGTTTTAGTATCTTTATATTCTTCTGTAATAATTTCAGATGAAGATACTAATTCTGGTATATGTTTTTCAAAGTCCTGAGCTATAAAACCTATTGAGCTTCCTAAATCTTTATTATTCCAATCAAAAGAAACTCCTTGAAGTTTTAGTACCTTATCTAGAGCACCTTTAAGTGGTTTAACATTGTGCTTTAATCTCTTATCAGATGCATTCCCTGTGGTAAATGCTGTTATGTTATTTGCTGCTGCTATTCTATACGCATATATATCCTTATATCTATATGTTGTAGAGCCTATATCAAAACCTGTGGTAGTACTTGTGCTTGTAGTGTTCGGTCTAATTGCATCGGTTGCTAAGGTACCTCCTTTAGTCTGTAGTATTACTGATGCAGCAGTTGCATTACTATCTAGCCTTTCTGCTCTTACGTACTTATCAGCATCAGATACAATCTGTAGCCCTCCTGCTTTTAGTTCTACAAAATTACTTGGTACTGCTAATCCTAACTGTGTATCAAATCCAGTTACACTGGTAAATGTAGCTGCTTGATTTGCGCCGACAGTATGTTTTCTTTCAGTATATGTTACAGAGTTCGAGTTCGACACTGTGACAGATCTTCCTGAACCGGTTATTACCTTCCATTTATACCTAAAGTGTATAGTTCCTGCTTCTGATACGTTTATTATCTTTTCAGCGTTAGTAACTGCAGAATTAGATGTTGTAGATGCACTAGAACCAGCAAATGTAGCATCTACCCAAGTATAACCGTAACTAGGGTTATGGTGTATTATACTGTTTGCAATGTAGTTAAATTTATCTGGTATTTCATATGAGTGTACCTCTAATTCTTCTTTTACTAACTCTCTCTTATCAACAGTCTTAAGTTCTACTCCATTTCCTGTGTCAATATAGATTTGTGTTATTCCTGTGTCTATTTTCTCTGTCGGTATAATATGTCCTCCGTCGGTCCAGAAGTTATGGTTATAAGTTACTCTGATATTCTTACCTCCTGCTTCTACGAGCCAGTGCTCGTTAACTGTTCTTGTATTTATACCGGCTGGTGTTACTCCTATAAATTTAGAAGTTTCTTCATCCCAGACTTTCAGTTTATCTTGTCTGTTTATATTTTTTGCAAGTTTAGTTGAACCGTCTATAAGTGTTACTAAAGCGTTAGAATCTACAGAAGTGAAATCAAATTCAAACTGCTCCGGGGTATTTGAGGAGTTAGTTCCAGAAGATATTTTATATGTAAATGATGAAGTTCTTCCTATCGCAGTAGATGATCCTAGTAGAGTAGACCCTATTTCGTCATTCCCACTGTTGAATGCACATAAGTATAATTCTGTTATGGTAACTGCTGCTGTTGGTCTAATAAATCCGTGTTTCTGGGATGATGTTGATGGTACGTAGTTAGGGTCTGCAACTGATACTGTTGGTGTTGTATGTGTACCTACTTTTGCTGTAAATGCTGGTATATTTAAAGTGACTGTATAATCTCCTGCTGATGTTGCATTAAATGTATCTGCGTCTTTAGGTCCTAGTATACTCCCTGATGCTACTCCAAAATATTGCTTTGCTCTGAAAGCTGTATTGTCGGTAGAAAAGAGGAAGGGTATAGAACCTGTTGATGCAAAAGAAGACCAATAGTTACCTGTGGAACCTATAGCATCTATATTAACATTTACTGCCCCTCCAGCAGTACTAGTCAGATCTCCTAAGGGAGAGATGATAACTTTTTTATCGGCACCTACATACATCTGTATTTCAGGTATATTTGGTTCAAATACTATTTCACCATCTTCATCTCTTAATGCGTTGGTACTTTCATCAATTACCCAATCTCCAATTCTACCAGATGTTGCTGTGATTTCTCCTGATATTGATGCATCTGATGCTGTCATGTACCCTTCTGCAGATACCGAGAATAACGGTAGTTCTTGGGTTGGGATGGATAGTGACCCTCCTTCAAGAGTACCTCCTGTAATAACCCCACCTTCTATGTTTGTACCTCTAATTAAACTACCCGTTACACCGGCAGCTGTTACTATTCCCTTGAATGATGCCGATCCTTCGTTATTAATAAAAAATTCTTTAGCATGTATACTACCTGCTGAATGTAGAGTTAATCCAGATTCTGCAAAGCCGTTTGTTACTGTTTTAGTTCCTGAGAATATAGCGTCTTGGTCTATGGTCCATCCTCCTGCTGACCCTGATGTTATATCTTCTGTTGCTGTGTATGTAACTTCTATTTCTCTTAATGTAGCTCCATCAGTACTTGTTGAGAAGATTTTTATAGTATTACTTCCTTGATTTACTTTAATGTTATCGAAGTAGGTATTTAAAGTATTATCTGCTCCTCCTACATCTGTTCTACTTAACCTTGTGCGTAGTTGTCTACCGTTTACTGTTGCTTGTACACCTGAGTAGTTAGGTTCTCTTTTAATTGATGGTTCAAATACATAAGCATCAAAACGTCCTGAGTTTTCAGAGAGTACCATTCTTACTGGAAGAGTATCATCACCTTTTGGTGCAGCGATTTCATGGTAAGTCCAAACATCTGTTAATGTTATAGCTTTGTCAGCAAAGACTCTATAATCATTTCCGAGTCGTTGTCCACGCATTTTCATTGTACCGGTCCCTTTAAACCACCCTGATATTAGGAATGATTCTCTTTCAGTATTTGAGGTTATACCGTTTGATGCTACGTATTGACCTGCGACGGTTGTCTGTATCCTAGTAGCTCTGGTTCCTTCTTTTTTATCTTCTTGATCTAAAGTAAGTGTTGGATATGAAGTACTTGTTGAAGGTCTACCTTTAAACCATCCATTTCCGTGTTCTATAACCTGGGTTGCTAATGTTTCTGCTCCTGTAAAAATCCCTGCTGCTTCTGCGTCTGCAATTACTAATTTTAACTTAGCAGTTCCTTCTTTATCAGATTCAAAATCGTATTCAAGAATATCATTTGTAGGTGTATTTGGAGCAATTCCTTGTGATCCTGTAAAGTAAAATAGTTCTGAGGTTACTACATTTTCATTAAGTGTATTAGCCTCTGATAATGTAGTATTACCTACCTGTAATGAACCTCTAAATGCTGCTGTACCGTCCTTGTTAATATAGAAATTAGGTGAGTGGATAGATCCTTGGTAATTCATTACTATACCGCCATTAGCAGCGGTATACCCACTTTGATTTTGAGTAGTATTAGCAGTATTACCGGAGTTAATATTGTAGCTACTAATGTTCCATCCTGCTATTGTACCGTCAGTTGCTGCTGCTGTAGCTCGCATAGTTGCAGTTGTTATATTGTCAACGTTCCCTAAACCTATAGTATCTGCTGTGTTGCTTGAATTTAATGTATTAGCTGCGGTTAAATCTGTATTACCTATACTTACTGTTCCTGAAAAGTTAGCGTTACCGTCTATGATAGAAAATTCTTCACTTATTAAATCTCCTGTATCTAAATTAAATTGAGTTCCTGCTGCTGAATAAGTTCCTGATGTATAGTTGTAGTTGGTTGATTCTATCTTACCAGTTGTTACCATTTCTCCAGTTATAGAGGTAACTTGCATATAGTGTGCTTCTATTGCAGGGTCAGTCCTAAGTAAGAAATTGGTTAAATTCAATGATGCTGAAGGTATTACTCCTCCGTAGTTAGAGAATGTAGCACCGTTGGTTGGTGCTTGTATTCCGTACATATTAGCACTAACTAATCTTCCTCCTCTTGGGTTAGTGGCTATAAAACTTACTACTCCTCCTCCACTATTTGATGTATAAACATCGTTACTAAGAGTGAGTGTAGTCGATGACCCTTTTAGAGAAAATGGATGTACAATCGTTCCACCACCGGGTGACTTTTTTAACTGTGTAATTAATCTTCCAGAATCAGATGAAGTGTTTATACCTACGTTTGCATTTGCACTAATACCTGCTAAGATTGGGTGAGAAGCTGGTAATCCCTGATTAGCTGCTGAGTAGCCCATCATCCAACCTATACCAGTACCATTAGCAGTTGCTGCAATTGGCCATTCTGTATTATAAGATCCTGTATAATTCCCTACATTGGTATCATTACCTACTACTAGTACAGATTTACCTAAATCAAATAAGTTAAGTGCTAATTGTATTTCTGATCCATTTAATCCCCAATTTCTTTCATCAAATACGTATAAGTCATAATCATGTGAATCAAATCCGTCTATGTCTGCTGGGTTAGTGTTGTTGGAGGCGTAGCCGTTATCGTCGTAGTACCAAGTACTCTCATTACCGCCAGTGTATCCTAGTGATTCTGATATATATGTTAATGTGCCACTTGCTGTTGTTCCTGCACTACCGGTTGATACTAAAATTATATTGTAATCAGATTTATTCTTAGTAGAAGGAGTTGCAAAAGTATCTGGGTTTGTTACTTCAATATTTCCTTTTACATTTAATGTTGTTCCGTCCCAACTTAAGCTAGGTGCTGCTGATCCTCCTAATTTAAAAGTTCCTGCATCTAAATCTAATCGAGAACCATTTGCTGTTCCCCAATTGGTTGATTGTATTCCTCCTGTCTGTATACCGTTACCTGAAATCCTTGTTGACATCCCGAGAGTCTTTCCTCCTGACATTCTACTAAATAGTAGGTTATTTGTTGTACCGGAATTGTGTATTGCTGCTCCCGGCCTAACATATCTTTCAGTTATTGCATCATTATTTCCAGTCTGTGGATTCGTTACTACTTGTGAATCGTATGTTACGTACGGTGAAGTAAAGTCTCCATCTTTAAATATTTTGTATACAGCTCCAGTAGGTTTTAGCTGGATGCTAATTCTAAATAACGTAGGGGTATTAGTCGTCCATGCACTATATGCAAGGGCTCCTCTGGGCTTAGCATCTTCGTAAGCGTATATATTACCATTATAGAAGTAAATAGCGTGGCTAAGGTTGCCATAGCTAAATGTATTAGCACCCTCTTCAAATAACCCTATCATAGTTCTAGGGTTGTAATCAGATGTTACAATATCCCATTCAAATATACCTCCATCTTTTCTATCAAATAATGCTTTTGTATGAAAGCCTTCATCCCAGCTATTATTATTATTATTGAATTCATTTCCAAATACAGGTGATGCATAACTAGTAGTTGTTGTAATACTAGAGTCAAATAAGTTTGTATCTAAAGAACCGCTAAAGTTATATTCAAATGAAGGACCTACTCCTGGGTTACCTATTGATAGACTTTGACCGTTCCATACTAAGCCATCATCTCCAGAACCTGATAGCATAAACAGTCCAGATGATGACATGAAAGTTAAGAACTGAGTTCCGTCATGAAATCCAAATGCATCAAAGCTTGTATAGAGTCCTGCTGTTTCAGGAGGTGTTGGAAGAGAGGCGAGTGACATCTGTGCATCTGGTCCAAAGTTGTATGTAGCGGGGTTTACCATTGAGCTGGTTGCTGCAATGAGGGTTGCTATTGAACCTGTTGCTGCATCTGCAGTACTTTGAGCTGTGAGTATTGATCCTGTTATTGCGGTAACTGCTGTATCCGCATACGTCTGTAAAGAACCTGTTGCAGTATTTAGTGCTGCTGTAGCAGATGCTTCTGCTGCAGTTTGTGCTGCTGATGAAGATGATGATGCTTCAAGAGATGCACTAGTTGCTGCATCATTTGCTGCACTAGCGCTTGCAAATGCTGCTAAGAATAAATCTGCTGATGATGATTGTTCTGCTTCTAATTCTGCTTGTGATGCAAAATCACCAGGGTTAGTAACGTTTATTTCTCCACTAATTGTAAGTGCTTGAGTTGATGCATTCCATACTAGTTTATCTCCTAATGAAAAGTTACTTGATGAGTCTAAATAGAATCCAGTATCCGCATCACTATGAGTTCCTTCTCCATTGTATAATTTAGAATCTTCTAAAGTTATTCCTCCTATTTCTCCTGCTCTAGCAATTATTGTTCCATCAACTGTTAGTTCATCATTAGTCCATGCTAATCCGCTATTATTACTTCCTGTTAAAAAGAATTCTCCACTACCAGACATATATGTTTTCCAAGATCCTGAGTTATAGAATCCTAATCTGTCTGCGTTATAGTATAATCCGTAACCATCTCCAGGAGGTGTAGGATTATATGCAATTTTACCATCTACATCTACTGATCTTGATAATGCTGCGGATGCTGATAATGCTGCTTGTAGTGCTGCTTGGGAGGCGCCTTGGGCTGCTGCAATTGCTAAAGATGCTGATGCATTACTTTCTGCGGATGCTGACTCTTGTGCTTCTGTTAGTGCTGTACTTGCATCATCTACACTACCTGTTACATAGTCTTGAGTTGCTGCATTTCCTCCTAGTATGTTTACTTCTCCTGAAATGACTAGTGCTCCTCCGTCCCATTTTAAATAATTAGTTTCACTTCCTGTTAAGAAAAAGTTACCATTATTTGCCATGAATGTTTGGAAAGCACTTCCAGAGTAGTAACCCATTGCTGTAGGACCTGTGTATAGTCCTTCTAGGTTTGGATCTGTAGGTCTTACTATTCTACCAGTTGAGTCTGTAAATGTATTTAACGATGCTGTCCCAACAGAGTCTGTTATAAGTTGAGACTGATCGTATGTTGTATCTGAAGCTGCTACCCATTCGCTTGCACTGTAAATATGTATTGCATTTCCGTCATTTGAGTCAATCCACATATCACCGTCAAGTCTACTTTCAGTAGCAGGAGCATTATCTTGTCTAAATATAGAGTTTAGTCCTTCTTGAACTAATGAAAGTGATGCATTGGTTACTGCTTGATTTGCAAATGCTGCATTTGATGCTGATATTGATGCTGATAATGCTGTATCTAAGCTGTCTGTTTGTTGATCTGTATAATTTTCGGAAGCACTTAATGAAGCAGAATAAGCTGCATCTGCTGCTGCTATTCCACTGTCTGCTGCTGCTGCTGCGGATGCTGATGCGAATAACTCTGCTGCGGTTTGTGCTGCTTCTAGTGATGATGTTGTTGCTACGTTACCTGCTGTGACATTTATTTCTCCTGAAATTTTTAATGTTCCTCCATCCCAAGTTAAAGATTCTCCTTGATCACTTCCTGTTAAGTAGAAGTTTCCGTTATTAGCCATGTAGGTCTTCCATTCACTTTCGGAATAAAAACCTAATGCTTCATCTCCTAAGTACAATCCTGCTGATGCCGTATCCGGTGTTCTTACTATTCTACCAGATGAGTCTGTAAATATGTCTAAAGATACATTATCTATTGCTCCTGATATCTCGCTTAGTTGATTGTAGGTTTCATCTGGAGTTGTTGCCCATCCTGTTTCGTCTCCTGACCATATCTTTACAGCGTTTCCTTCGTCACTATCTATCCACATATCTCCTATAGTACCTGATGCGGTATAAGGTGCTTCTGCTTGTCTAAATATAGCCGATTTTCCAGCTAGTACTAAGTTTGCTGATTCTAACCCTGATTGTAGTGTAGCTGTTGATGAGCTAATTGATCCTGAGAGTGAAGCAGAGACTTGTGA